GCGATATGCCTGTCCGAGATATTCTTTAGCGTTCATAGAGCACCTCCTCAGAGTAGTAACGCATAGGCTTGTTCAGGCGCTTTGCTTCGGCAATTTCTGCCGCCATGCCCGGCGACGTCCCCTTCCCAAACACCCAAACCTCATCGCACAAAGCCAGCAGCGCCAGCCCAAACATTGTACCGAGCTCACGCTCCGCAGCAATGGTATCATTCAAAATGGCAGGGTATATCAGGTGGCTTGCCACGGGGATGCGATTATTCTGGATGACAAACCGGCAGTATTCTATGGTCTTCGCCGTATTGCCCGCTGTGTCACCTGCATATTTTGAAACGACATAGGCTTTCGGCCTGCTCTTCATCTCGCTCTGACGCCGCCAAACATCACGCTGGTTTTGCTTGTATTCTTTCATAATCTGGCTCATGGCGGCACCGGCAGTCGGGTCGTTGTAGCCTTCACTGTTCTTAAACACGAGTAGCCTCCAATTCTTCAATCTCAATGTAAATTCCGCATGGCTCGTCTGACCAGCGCTTTTCAACCGTCTCGCGGACAACTTGCGCATCGTCTTTCCAGAAGCCGCATTTCGTCATGCAGTCCTTCAGGAGCTTTTGCAGATTATCTGTGTCCGGTTTAGCAACGCGCCACTCACCATTCTTGTGACGCCCTCTGGGAAACAGCCAGAGCGTTCTGAGCGATAATGCGCCGCTCATTTCCACAGCAGGCTTGTACTGTGCGAGATGTCCCATCAACAGTCCCTTTGCCGCCTTGATCTCTGGAGTGTCGTAAAACAGCGGCTTGCCCTTGACAATCCTAACCTTATGTTCCTGTGCCGTTACCGTCGGCGGATTAATTGCTATAAAAAAGTTCATCGTCGAACCTCCAATCTCGGAAATCCCTTAGGCACGTCGCCCGTGTGGGAAAGGCAAGGCTCTGAGCCTTTCCTACACACGTGACGACGAAGTCTCACTATATATAAGCAGTTTTCCGTTTCCGGAAGAAGAGTGAGATTTTTCAGTTTTCCGTTTTCTCGACTTTTCCGACGGTTCCGCTCTTGCACCAGTAGATATCCTTGAGCTCTTTGAGCCTGTCCCTGGCGCACCGCTCCGACACTCCGAGGTAATCCGCCATCGCGCTTACCGTGACCGGCGTCTCATACGAGCACGCTTGGAATGCCGATTCGACGGATTCACGTCGCTCATCAGAGGTCGTGCATTTGCGATTCTTAGAGCGGACTGCCTCGAAGCTACCCTCTGTGGGAGCGGCGCTCAGATTTCCCGTCGAATCGATGCGATGAATTGGATACTCAAACCAGAAGTTGACCGGCGTGATGTTCTCAAACTCACGCAAGCTGCTCTCCAGCCGCCATGCGGTAGAATTGCCGTCACGAACGTGATTCTTGATATCGTCGTTCAGGTCGAGTTGAATCATATCGAGTTGGGCGTCAGGGTCACGGGCGAACACTCCGCTGCCGGACGCTCTGTCCATCGCACGTTTTGCACCCTGCGCACCCTTGCTGTGGTGATGACAGTAAATCGTCGCGCACCCGGTCTCCGCGCAGATTTTGTCGAACTGATTACAGAAGGCCGCCATTTCTGAAGCGTTGTTTTCATCGCCCGTGATGACCTTGTAGATTGGGTCAATGATGATGGCGTCGAAGTGTTGATCGCGCACACGGCGGACGAGTTTAGGCACCAGCTTGTCCAGCGGGACGGCGTTGCCGCGCAGGTTCCAGATTGCGATGTCCCCCGAGTGCTTCTTCGGCAGCTTTAGCGCGTCATAAATTTTAAGAAAGCGCTGATAGCAGGACGCTGCATCGATTTCGAGATTGACATACAGCACCCGCGACTTCTTGCACGGGAAGCCGAGCCACGGCTTGCCTTCGGCGAGAGCAATACAAAGCTCCATGAGCAAGAATGACTTCCCGGCTTTGGAGGAGCCGGAGATGAGCATCTTGTGCCCTCTGCGAAGGATGCCTGTAATAAGCTCCTCAGGTGGTTGAGGCGGGTCCTTCTCAATTTCGCTGAGCATGACCAAATCCGGCAGCTCGTCCGATACGCCCTCGACAAAGTCCATCCAGTCCACCCATGACTTGCGCCCGATATTCGTCGCCACGAGATACTGCCTGTTGCCGTTACGGGTAGCGCCGGGAAGCCGAGATAGCCGAGAAGGATTGCGGTTCTGCTTATCAACCGCAGCGCCGTTCTTTTCGAGGAAGTCATACAGGAATTCCACGCGCTTGCGGTATTCTGTATAATCCTCTGCATCGACGCGCACGATGGCGTGGAGACTTTTGCCGCCACTGTGAACAAGACAGGCCACCGGCAGCTCCAGCTTTCGGATGATAGCGTCTTGGTCTGCAATCGACTTTTCATCGGACTCGACCAGCGCATATCTGAACTTCGTGATGTTGTCGTTGCGGACACCGTCGCCGTCCACCGGATTGAATCGTATCCACGCACCGGCTTCAGTCTTCCAATCGCCGATGGTAGCGCCGAGATCGTCCGGATGCTTATCGAGCGAGGCGAGCAGCTCACCGACAGTGCGGTCATACACGCCCTTTGAGGGAAACCACTTCTTATCGGCGTCCTGCCAGACGTCGCCTGTGACGTAACCGACGAGGTCTTCCGGCTCAAACAGCGTCTCCAGATAAGTACGAAAATCGCTGACAGGATTCCATTCTGGCGGCGCGGTGTATTGCGTGAAGTCGTCGCCGTCGTATTGAATCTCATCGTCCCACTCCATGACCATGTTTCCGCGAGGCTCCCAACCGCGCTCCATCGCCATTTGACAGATTGTTCCGCCGGTGATGGGCGTGGCGCTGCCGCGAAAGCTGCGCCATTTGCGCTCACATTCGCCCTTTTTATATCGGGAATCGTTTTGACTCCATGTATCCCATGTACTGCAGTCAAAGCCCTCGCTCTGAAGTCCCATGCCGACATTGATCCACTCCTGATAGGAGAGGTCGGTAGGATTCAGTTTTCCGAGTGCCGTTAAAATATTGTTTTTATCGTCAATCATTTTCATAACTCCTTATGGTCTGTAGGCTGCGGCGTTGAAGCCATACGGCAAGCGCCACGAGTTTGACTGTATCCGAGCAATCATGCTATTCGCCTGATCGAACTGCCATGTGCCGACGTGCAGGAATCCGTACTTTTCAAGGCAGCGTATCTGCTTGGGCGTTGACAGTCCTTCATCCTGTCGCCGTTTGAGGCGGTCGATAATCATAGACGCCATGCCCATGTTCTTTACGGACTCGGTGAATATGCCACGCTTCTCCAGAAACTCCAACTGCTTTGTGGAAGCGGGAGCCATCTCCCATGCGAAGGTCGGAACATACCCGACAAGGTCTTCTGCGGCAATGGACATCGCATACTGGAGCGGGTCTACGAGCTTGCGCTTACGGCGGCGCATTTCTGCCAGCTCACGCGCCAGTGCTTCCTCACGTTCTGCGAGAATATCCCGCTCAGCCTGTTCCTCCGCTTCGATTAGGTCGTAAACATTGTCGTCCTTCATGAGCTGCGCATCCATCTTTTCTGCAATAGCAGCGTCCTTACTGACAAGAGCAGACGGACGGCACAGGTCGTGCCTTGACGAGAGCCACAGGAAATCCAACAGAAGCAGGTGGTCTTTGCCTTCAGAAAGCCGCATCCCGCGTCCGACCATCTGTTGATACAGGCACCGTAGCTTTGTCGGCCTGAGAATCACGATGCAGTCTACGGTGGGACAATCCCAGCCCTCGGTAAGTAGCATGGAGTTACAGAGCACGTCATACCGACCGGCTTCGAAGTCCTGAAGCACCTGTGCGCGGTCGTCGCTATTGCCATTCACCTCGGCTGCCCGAAGCCCGCTTCTGTTTAGAAGGTCACAGAACTTCTGCGAGGTTTTAATGAGCGGCAGGAACACCACCGTTTTACGTCCATGACAGTAATGGGTCATCTCCACGGCGATCTGTTCAAGATACGGGTCAAGCGCTGTACCAATTTCGCCCACGGCGTAGTCGCCATTGCTCATACCGACGTCACGGATATTGAGTTCCAGAGGAATCATCTGCGCTTTAATTGGGCAGAGAAAACCCTCGCGGATCGCCTTCGTCATGGAATAC